CTGACCACTTAATACCGGGCCAAATCTTTGGGTACATTTCTTGAGACTTAAAGATAAGCTCACGAAGTTCTTCTGTAGTATGCCGTAGGAGCAATCCTGAGAAGGCTGGGTGGCCCATATACCGTAAAGGGTCTGCCAACATGGCGTAGCTCTTACCCCCACCTGCAGAGCCACCATACAGCACCTCACGTTCACCTGCAGCAAGAAACTCTGTTTGAGGCCCATCATTGGGTTTAAAAATTACGTTATGCTGTTCCTCAACAGGAATCTCATGCATAATTTTTGCAGGTTCAGCTTTGGCCTTCTTCTGCTTTACTTTGCTCTTTGGCTCCGGTGCGGCTTCTTTCGATTTTTTCCGCCTTGCTGATCGCCGTTTCGGCATAGATTGCCCATCGGCGTAAGATTGCAGCTTTGTTTTTTCTTCTTCGTTCATTTTCCAACCGTTTACGTAAGCCTACATGAGATATATCCCTTCCTGTATTACGAGATAGCCAGTTAGCTACTTCACGATACGAGTATTGCCGTAAATAAACTTTAGCCTGTTCTAGTAGATCTAGTTGATTTTTTATCGGCAGTAATATATCTGAGTCTTCAGGATCGAGTTCGTAACCAAAAGGAACTATACGAGATACTTTAGGAATAGGAAGCCACTCATTATCGTCTTTTAGGTCGGTTGGCTGTGGCAGCTTCCATGTGGGTAATTTTTTAGTCATCATCTTCCACTTGTTTAGGTGGCATTAGCATAACACCACCCTTTGCTTCCACTTGCATTTTCTCAGTCTTAACCAAACCAGTACGATCAAGCAACTCTTTAGCAGCTTGCATCTTGTCACGAATACCCAACTCTGTAGGGTCATATAAAGCACCTACCATAGACATCGCAGCTTTAGGCGCATTACGTGCCATGTAAGTATGCGTTGCATCTAGGATCTCTTCTTTGAGAGAATTGACAACTTCTGCAGTAGAAGTCGCATCAGAGTAACCTGCTAGTTTTTTAGCAGCAACTAAGTCACCACCTGCTTCATCAAAGAGAACTGCAAGTAATGCTTGTTGTTTATCTGTTAGTGCTCGTGCCATGTTACATCTTTCTTTTAAATAATGCAAGGAAAAAGTTTGCTATAGACTGACCTATTTGCGTAGGAGTTGGTAGTAACCACCCTAAAAGCATTAGAAGGATCATCCAAGGAGATATATTAGTATTAGTAATGTCTAAGTTTTCCACGGATTCTGTCTCTACCTCTTTTACTACTTCAGTCTTTACCACATCTCTACCTGCGTAGATTTCTTCTGCTTGCTCTAATGAAAGAACAGACTGCCTATTTTCTTTGCCTATCTGTGCGTTACTGTTTACTGTAGGCCCACCACCCCCACTTAGAGGGTTTAATACAGAAGGAAGTCCCGAACAAGCAGAAAGTAAAAGAAGTAAAACGAAGTATTTCACCTTCCTCTAATCCTATCATTTTCCATCATTTCTCGTATTGCTTTTATGTTTTCGTCCATGCGTCCCATAGTTACAGCTTGGTTCTGTACAATCTTTTCTAAGCTATCTATCTTTGCATCTTGCTTTGCATTAGCCATTTTGTTTTGTTCTACTTCACTAGATAGAGAAGCAACAAACCATATAAGAGCTACTGTCTGCATAATAATTGCAAATATGAGGGTTACAGGCACACTGCGAGAAAGATGCCACGGTTCACTAGTATCCATAATCATCTCACATAATTTCAAAATGGGGCGCATCTATAAAAGGCCTACGACCTTGTGATCTACGCAAATCAATATAGGCATTCATAGCATCTTCTGCTGAACCTGAGTAATCTCGAATGTCACCTTCAGACCACGCAGCACCCCACTTAATAGGTAAACCTTCTTCACGTGCAGCCTTTGCCATAGCATCACAGATGTTGTCATAGACATTAAGTTCCCAAGAAACCTCTGAACCAAAATAAGCTACTAGATCAACCGCATGAGAGTAGCCATCATCTTGGGTAAGATGTTTGCTATTCATAGTTTGGCTACGCCCAGAGTTATACAGTTCTTTTTGTTCTGCTAGTGTACGAGTGCCGTAGGTAACACCAAAATCTACATCCGTTAGTTCTATAGCACGTTGTACAACCCCTATTAAATTAGGGTGAACTCCAGCTAGTTTGTTTAAGGAACGTTGAGAAAGTTTAAACATTATCTTGTATCTCTTGTTGTCATTGCTACTTTATTGCCCATAGGCTTACCTGCCATGTATGCCGTAGCACCCATATAAGCTGCTACTACTCCTGTTTGTGCAATATAAAATAACCCTAGCAAATCTGCTAGAGCATTAACTCTTCCGTCAGAAAGCATAGGAGTAAATAAAAATATCGTAAAGATTATCATCATACCCATTGCCACCCAAGCCATAAACTTTTGTGACTCTGCTTTTTCTTCACGTAGCTCTATTTCAAGCATACGTTCTTTCATAGCTATCTCTTCTAAGGTGATACTACCATCACCATCGACATCAAAGTCTACAACCATATATTAAGATCTCCGAAAACGTTTAGCTGTTTTAGCTGCAGATTTAGGTTGCTTAGAGAACTGTTTACCTGCAGCAGTATCTTTACGTTTTTTTGCAGTACTAGCAGCATACTGAGAACTGGACATTGCTTTTATAGCACCCTCTGGTAGGTAACGTTCTCCCGTAGCTTTTGAACCTTGCGTAGATGGTTTACCACTTTTGGTTCTCCACTTCTGCTTAGTCCACTTATTAAGACTTTTTTGACTTTTTGCTAGTGCCATCTGCTTTAGCCTTTGCTGTTTTACTCAAATCTTTATAGTGATACAAATTCTTGGAAGACTTAGACATACGAGCACCCGTCATCAATGTTCCATCAGGATGCTTATGTGTCTTTCCAGTGTGGAGAGTACCGTTTCGTAAGTAATGTTTGACACCCTTCATTATCTGTACCCCCCACCTTTAGCTTTATACTGTTTGGCTACCATCTGAGCTTTACGTGCAGACCACTGACCGGGTTTACCACCCTTACCGCCAGCCTTTACTTTAGCTACGAGATTCTTACGCATAGTAGGTTTAGTATAGTTTCCAGCTGCATTCACTGTAGATTTACGAGGTTTTTTCATTTTATGCTACCACTTGTTTTGTTGTTTGCCTATTAAATATAGAACAACAGTTAAACCAAATATACCCGCAAAACATACTAAAATACCTAGAGTCCATGTTATAATAGCATCTTTAATTTCTGCTTTTCTATACTCTGTTTTCTTACGTTGCTCTCGGACCCTACGAAGAGTATTTTTATACTCCTCTAACCCTGACGGACCATACGTAAAAGAAATCATAGTTTCTATTTCCTTACGCATTTCTTGCACTTTTTTCTGTGCGGTAAATGCGGCTATAGCCTGTTGTTCTGCAGAGCCAGAAAAACTAGCAAGTATTCCGGGGTTCTTTGCTTTTTCTGCCGCATAGTTGATATCAGCAACAGACCCTGCAAATTTAGATAGTGCAGCTGTCGCATCCCTACCTGCAGAAAGTAATTGCTTGGCGTTGCTTACTGCAGAAGCTGCAATAGACAAAGCACTGATAGGATCAATCATTTAAATTTAACCTCTATGGGACATACGTAATTATAGTTTACTCTATACACTCTATCGTACCATGTACCATTCTTAGGTAACCCACAGTCGTAGTAGCAGTACTGGAATAAAACATTACCTGCTCCTACGACCCATGCGTGGTTAAAACCTAAGAAGACCAGAGTGCACAACATTAACTTTACTTAAAGTGTTCAGATATTACGTTTTTAATTTCCCCACGTGCAATGCCTATGTCACGCAGTTCTTTATCCGACATGTTAGTTAAAATCCAGTAATCTGCACGGGCTTGTTGTGCTTTTGCTAATGAGTCACCAAAATTTTGTAAGGTGCTAACTACTGCCATGTATATATTTTTTAAGGTTTGTTTCATAACTATCTCCATATTTAAAGTAACAAGTGTTACCGAAAATAGTTATATCATATATAGTTATATCACACTACAGACAATTTTGCAACCCCGATATGCAATATTATCCTACCGGAATAAATGTTTCAGTGACAGTACACATAACGTCTAGTTCAGGAGATGCCTGAGTATGTGCTAAAGCACGTAACTCGTCACCGGGTTCTAGTACCAAAGTTGCTCCAGTAAGTAAAACGGATTCAGAAGCTGCTAAGTTTTTACCACCTATCAGCCTAAACAATTCTGCGGTAGAGCTTTTGTACCACCTAACTTCTGCACTTGTAGTTCCACTAGACATAGCATTTACAACAAACAGCATAGATACTTCTGACCTACAATTTGATGGACATGTGTATAAAGTTTCTACTTGATTTTCCGTGTCACATATAACACCTTTGCTTACGGTACGTGCTGACTTACCTTGATTAAATAATGTCATTACTTCTTTTTATCCTTTACCGGGACAAATCCACCTTTACGAAAGTCTAGTGGTTTGGTCATTGAACCGCCTTTACTTGCGTACAGTACGCCAGAACCAGAAGGGGAAGCATATGCATTACCAAAAGCTTGTTCATATGAGTCATCAAAAGTTAATCCAGTACGTTGATATGCACCAAAAGCTCTAGAACGATCTGCATAGTTAGTTAGCATAGGCTGACTATCCATAAAGTTTTGTTCATCACGTTGTGCTTGACTAGATAAAGCTACGCCACTCTGGCCCATCAAACCACTTTTAATCTTTTCGTTATTGATGTCCGTCATTCGTTGAGCTTTTTGCTCTTCAGTCATACCTGCCGTTGCAGCCAATCGCCTAGCTTTTTCTTCCGCAGCTTTTAATTCCGGTTTTTGTTCTTGTCTAAGTTTAGCTGCATCTAATCTTTGTTGTTTTTCTACGGCACGTGCTTCAGCTCGTTTACGTTCAGCAGTAGCAGCATAATTCAAGCCATACGTTTCGTATGCTTCTACTCTATCCATACCTTCTAGTATGGCAATTTTCGCCGCATTTCGATTACTTAATGTTTCGTATCGTTTCTTTCGAGAGGCAAATGCTTTAGGTTTATACCCAGCTTGTTCACCCCTTTGCACAAATGCTTCGTACTGTGCATCTAGTTGCTTTTGTTTAGCTTGTACATCACGTACATCTAGACTCGTCTTTAGGGTTTGGTATGCACGTTTTTGTTCTTCTTTTAAAGCTTTTACTTGTTCTTTAATTACGTCTTTATCTTTGGGAGAGCCTAAAGAAGTACTGTTCCGTTGTGCAGTTTCATAGTTACGTAGTTCTAAAGCTTGTTGATCTTTTAAAGAATCTAATTCATCTTTGCTTTGCTTTTTAGCAAGTGAATATTCTTTAATAGCAGCCCTATCCTTACGCATCTTTTTTACCTTTAGCTTTTACAGTCTTTACTACCCAAGCCTCATTAACTTCTGTAGTAGGATCGTCTGCGATAAAATGCCCATCCTTGTTACGTGCCCGTTCCATCACGAGTTCTGTAGCTTTAGCTGAAGCTTTCTTAACTTTTTTGACAGCCTTTTTAACTACGTTAGGTTTTACACTAACAATATCTTGGATACGTGAATCATTGATGTAATAACCACCGTAGGGATCTTTGCCAGCAAGCACATCCCCCCGTCCGTTAGTTACAACATCTTCTGTCACTACATAGTTACATTCTTCTAGTTCATTCTTCCAGTCAGTAAACTTCATTGTTTTTTGCCCATCTTTAAACACTTACCTGCAGCCAAGCAGTTACCTCGTGTCTTACAACCTTTACAAGTGGTCATGCATTCTCTCCTATTTTCACACACATTGGAATAGCATATACCTTTTGATTAAGTAATTTGTTAGCAATCTCAGTTCCTTCAGCCGTACACTCTTGTTCACTACGAAACAGTTGATCTGTTTTCGCCATAATGGTACAAGAAGTTGCAGAAGGACTAAGACATGCTAACAATAAACCTAACCACATACTATTTCTTTTTCTTAACCATGCCGCCATACATCATTTTACTAGACTTTTGTGTAGCCTTCATAGATGCACCGCAGTTAGAGTATCCACCTTTGGCATACTTCTTAGGCATACCACCTTTATTGAGATTATTGGGACGTGACTTTGGGCGAGGTGATGTTGTTGGTTTAGTTTCCACGTAGTCCTTTGCCTCAGCTACAGCTTTTGTAATTGCCTCGTTAAGAAGTGCACGATCCTTTTCATTAGTCGCAGTCTTCAAACGTTGACGCATTTCATCTAGTGACATCTTACCTATGACTGCTGCAGTTAGTCCTGCTGCACCCACACCTGCTGCCGCACCTTTAATCTGACCACGAGCATACGCACGTTGTCCTTTAGTCGCCTGCTCAACTTTAGCTTGACCCGGTGTCTGTTTACTTGCTGCTTTAGCTACACGTTTAGCTAGTTTACCTGCGATGCCCATTATTTAAATAATCCTTTTCCACGCATATCTGTATGTCCCTTACGAGGCTTAGAGCCAGTTGGCATACCACCTTTATAAAGTTTAGTAGGTTTACGAGGCAAGTCTTTTGCATCTAACCCCATACTCTTATCAATAGTAACAGGTTTAGCTTTCTTATTAGCAATGCCCTGTTCCATAGCACGAACATTCTTATCTACTTCCGCAGCTTCGATACGTTCAATAATAGTTTCATATTGTTTCTTAGTAATAATATTATTATCATAATCTTTTTTAGCTTGACGGGCAAAGGCATTACGTGCCGATGTAGGCAGGGAACGGTACTTATCCATAGATAAGGGCTTAGGACCAGCTTTAGTTAGCATGGCAGTAATCTTACCTGTGGCATTAATTAACCGTTCTTTACCAGTTTGTTTTACCGTAGCCGTAGAAGGACGATCTTCGGGCATCATTACTTCACTAATGTCACCTGAGTCTTTTGGATCTGCTTTCTTTGCATTAGCTCTAGCTTTTTTAAGTTTAGCTTTTTGCTGTGCTACGAGATCATCTACGTCTAAGTCTTTTACATTTTTTTTAGCTACACGTTTAGCTAACTTACTTGCAATACCCATTAGGTTATTCCTTTTTTACCATTTAACTTTGTCAGCCCAGTAGGCAGCACTCAACTTACCACGAGCTATATTCTTTGCATGACGTGCTTTAAAACTTGCACGTTTCTTTTTCATCTTATCTGATTCACCTGCTTTGGGTTTACCTGCAGTACTTGCGCCTTGCTCACCGAATCTAATCAACTTAATCGTAGTACCCTCTTTGGCGAGAACTGCGTGTGATTTCTTCGGGTGCTTAGGAGTACGTTTAGGTTTGTTATACCCACTAAAGGTTTCACCTCTATGCTCAATCGCCATCTTTCCATCCTTCCATCTTCATAGCCCACTCCACGTGCTCTAACGTAAACGGCCTACCGTAATAATTCTGTACGGCTTCTCTCACGTAAAATACATCACTATGGGGAATGTGAAGGTTCTCAAGGTTACCATCTAATACGTGGTTATAAAACTCAGTAAGAACATCCTCAGTCCTTAGTTTTACTGATTTTTTAGCCATTGTCAAGTTCTTTCTTACTGTAATACAAATTCCCGTCCGTAATTTCATTACGTACTTATCTTTACTGTACATTTTAAATGATACATTTAAGTGATATATAAGCTAAGTATAATTATAACTAACTATATATACATTTAAGTGATACACTATAAGTGACATCTTAGAAAATCTATATTAACATTTAACTAAGTCACTTTAAATGACTCACTCACTCTCACTCTCTTATATAGTTTTACACATTCTGTATTGCATGTCAACCCCTAATCGTACTATGTGTAAATAATAGGGAAATTATCCCACATATCCTGCTTACACGGAATAATATCCCACATATAAGTAGGTCCACATCGGCCCTATATACTGTAAACCACTATCTGTGTAATGTGGTTAACACTTCATTTTTCCTGATCTGTGTAGATATTCATGTATATATACGTACACCCCCCGGCTGGCCCCTGCCCGACCCCCTTCACCACGCAATTGTCTGCGTTGGCAACGTCATGACCCACGGTGAGAACCAGAACTGTCAGCCAATCCACCACTATATCGTAGATATAAATGATATCAACAGCTTACTTGTCTACGACAACTGTTACAGAATCAGTTGCCACACTTTAGTGTGTATAAAACTGTTACATTATCACACCGAAGGTGTGTTGAAGAGCCGATGCACTAAATAGACCACCCACCATCTGTGATGGTCACTGCACGATCCTACAAGCCGCATGCTGCTCTGCCAAAGGAAATCACCGTCCAATGTTGGACATTTACCATATACGAAGTATATGACATTTATGCAACACAATTGGTGATGCAGCATGGACTGAAGCCTCACGTGAGTTTAGCACATGTACTTCAAAATATATATGAAATATATTTTTGCAGTCATCCGTGAAACGACAGGCGCAGAGGATCACGTCATGAGAAACCGACTTGACAACTTATACTATACTCTACTAGTTTATAAAGAGAACTATATCTCACTATTTGTGAGAGATATAGGTTCTCTCATATAAACAGAGTATAGATAAAGGAAGCTCGACAATGACAAATTCAGCAAAAACAAAAACTACCGAAGGTACTACAATCTCAGTTCTCGTTAAGGAAGGCAAAGCCTTGGCATCAATCTGGAACCAGACTAACAGTCTGAAGACTACACTGAAAGCCAACGGCTTTGACACAAGGCTTGGCAAACTCTTACAAGAGTTGAAAGCTCAATCCACTTTGGATTCCGGTCAAATAAGCCGTCAAACTTTGACGATGTATGGAATCAATGTAATTGATCGCCGTCGTCGTTCTGAAGCTTTGTGGTTCGTTGAAAACGAAGTTGAATGCCGTGACTTTATTGCTAACAGCAAGAAAGGTTTCAGCTCTCTAACAGCTTTACAAGCTGCAATGCGGAAAGCTGCTAAAGCAGAAGATGAAACTACCGAAGGTAAAGCTACCGAAGGTAAACCGTCCAACGTTGGACAGTCTGATGATCAGCCTAAGCTGGTTGAACAGTCTAAGCAGTCTATGACTGTTGGCCCTATCACAAGAAAGGTTATGGTGAATACCATATTGGCTCAAGCTGCTATCAATAAACTGGATCTCGAAGAGATCATTGAAGACTTAATTGGTGAATTGACTAAACGTCAACAACAAGGTTAATATCTTGGGCAGTCTCTTTGAGACTGTCTAACTATGTTAACTGTCATAATCGGAGATTATAATGAATGAAGAAGCTATGGTACAATTCTGCGCAATAGCACAAGAGTTGAACCGTCCAACGTTGGACACTTTGATTGCTAATACGTTAACTCCTAAAGAGTTAAAGAAACGTATTCCCTCGTTAATCCACGATAGTGGATGGCAGGATGTCACATCGCCCCTCTTGACAAGTAGTATTACATAGTTATATAACACTGATACTTTAGTGAAAGTGTTATATAACATATGTTTAATACTAACACTGATTGAAACCGTCCAATGTTGGACACTTTAAAAGGAAGTTACAATGCAAATGATCTGGACAAAAGATTATGACACAGTCCTCACCAGAGGAAATACAGTTCATGTAAGTAAAATATCCATGATGTCAGGTGAAGAAAACACAATGTCTATGACATTCACTAGGCAGCAGTATGATGCTTGGAAAGCTGGTGAGCTTATTCAAGATGCTATGCCACAATTGTCAGCCGAAGAACGTGAGTTCTTGATGACGGGTATTACACCTGCCGAATGGAATGAGGCGTTTGCCTAATTGAAACCGTCCAATGTTGGACACTTTTAAAAGGATACAAAATGTATCAACGTGATGTAAATGAGATCAAAGCTTTCGTAAAATGGCGTGGCCCAGATGCTCTTGTAAACACTGGCCTATTTGTACTGCTTACAATACAAGCTGGCTTGTCCACCGTCAAAGGTGGCATGGTCAAAGTAGAACGTCATGGCTATGATGCAGACTGCCTATGGGGCAAGAAGGCTGATGGCTACGAATACCTAGTAGACAATGCTGAATACCTATATGGTAAGCTGTATCACATTGCCGACACCAAAGGTTATGAAAGTGTTGAGGCTTGCGCCGATGTCATACAGCTATTCATGGCTGTCCCTAACCTTGGCATGGTCAAAGCTGCATTCCTTGCCCAATGCCTTGGGTTCAACGTAGCCTGTATCGACAGCCACAATATCAAGAGACTAGGTATATCACCTAACCTTGTGAAGTCTCCACCTGCCACCATGAAACCTGCCACAGTTCGCAAGAAGGTTGAACAGTATGTTGAGCTGACACAAGTTGAGGGCAGTGAATACTGGTGGAACTCGTGGTGTGAGTATGTAGCTGGCAATCGTGCCAACCGTGCCTTGGATACTGGCGATGTAGTGTCTAGGTATCATGTAGAATGTGTAACGTATGGATTTGAACATGGTTAAAAAAGTATCTGTGGGGATTGTAAATCCTGTGGCTAAGGCTATGCTGCAAGAACGCAAAGCCCCACAGGTAGTGCCGCCTAAGAAAGGTAGCAAAGCTAAACGTAATCGCAAACAGGAGAAGTACGATGCAATACGAGATGAAAAATTTCATCAAAACGACTAAACGAAAACCGTCCAACGTTGGACAGTCTAAATACAATGATGATTGGAAACGTGATCGTGATGAAGCCCGTTCAATGAAAATGAAAATGAAACGTGGTGTAACAGATTACAAAAGTAAAAAGGTAGCCTAAATATGTCTGTGTATATGATTTATCAGAAGACAAATGTAGACAGTGATCGCATCAACAGTATGCCGACATCTGTATATGCCAAAGCATACTTTGCATTGGGTATGCCAACACGTGATAACGTAGAAGATGCAGTGCATGATGGTTTACATCACAATATGTACCAACCTACCATGATCATGCAGGACGTAGAAGCACGAGAACGCACACCGTTTGAGGCCATCTTTGATGAAGGCAATGGATATGGCGATGGCACTATCAAGACAGCCAACATCCGTGACCGATACAGCATGTCTGTAGGTGATATACTTATGGACTTGACAACTGGCTATGCTCATGTATGTATGCCAATAGGCTGGCATAGCCTAGACCTAACCTTAGAATTAACAGCAGCTTAAGGAGCTATCCCATGACTAACCCAACACAAATCGTTCGCCCCGTAGTTAAAGCAACTAACCCAGAGTTGTACAAAGAACACACATTCCACCTGAGTCGTGCTTCCAAGTACACCTACAACTATGCCCAGTTGGATGACTACATTGCCACGAATTGGAAGTCTAAAACCATTCAACAGATGGCGGATGATACCAACGAGCTTTGCAATCGTGTAGTCTACAGATACCAACTGCTGCAACGCATGGGCATTGTCGGCAGGAAGCAGACAGGTAAATCTAAATTGCTCATTGAGCAACGTAATCTGCGTATGCAATTGGCTGTAGTCGAGGACAAACTTCGTGACCTTAGTGTTGCGTAAAGACAAGTGGGTTGTGTATGGTGATGACGGAAAGGTTGTCATCATATGCAGCCAAAAAGAAATATGTGTAAGAGTGGCAGATGCCCTCAAAAAAGGAGACTAAAATGTTTGTAATTGTAGCAACAAAACCATTGGATGATGGGTCACAAGGCTTTCGTTTCAACCTGTTCGGTAAAAAGGGTTTGATCCGTAAACGTAAGAACATGTCACGTGGATGGTTCAAACGTCAGAAGATGGCGTCATCCAATGCCTACCACTTTGGTAAACGTACCGTATACTTCTTTGGTAATGGTACGAAGCCACGTAAACTATCACACTTTGCAGGTTAGGATACTGACATGGCTGTAATGGCATACGAAGTAACCCTAGAAATTGACGGTATAAAATCTGTTGTATCACTAGACGATACATACCCAGCAGTTGATAACTGGAATACCGCAACAGAGTTTGCAATTCACATGGCTATACACGATCACCCTGATTCTACAATAGAATTTATCGACTGTGCAGAGTATGTACATAAGGAGTATACAAAGTATGGGTACATTCACCCAGCACCACTCAAAACTCAGTGAAGGCAAAGAAGATGATCCGTGTGACGATTGGTCGGGTCATCCAATCCCTAAACCTCAGAAGGAAGATAACAAATGATTAGTGCAGCATTGATGTGCATGGCTTTGAATGTTTACCATGAGTCCCGTAGTGAAAACCTAAAGGGTCAAGTGGCGGTGGCGAATGTCACACTCAACAGGGTGGCAGACAGTAAGTGGCCCAATGATGTTTGCTCAGTTGTAGAACAGGGTTACACCAAAGGCAAGCAAAACTGCCAGTTCTCATGGTACTGTGATGGTAAGTCGGACACCCCCACTGACACTGTAGCATGGGCTAGGGCGGTGCTAGTTGCCAATGATGTCATGATGGGGTACATCCCCGACATAACGGAAGGTGCAACACACTACCATGCAAGATACGTGAACCCATACTGGGTTGATTCCTTCACAAAAACTGTGGAGATTGGGTCACACATGTTTTATAAATAGCTTATCATTACTAGTATAGGGGTGGACAGGTACTATATAACTATGGTACAGTTGCCACACCACCAACCAAAGGAGAGTAAAATGCCATTCGATATTCCAGAATACCTAGACTTCGCAGTAGACTTCGAGGACACTCGTGTGCATGACAAGAAGTATGTCATCAACCAAACAACAGGCCAACCTCTTGGCATCGTTGGTAAATCATTCACATGTGCATCTCATGGAGACTTCTTTCGGGGAGTTGTAGACACAGCAACAGAAACCCTCAGTGATGCTGACATGCAAGATGCCAAGTACACATTCCGATCTGCCCGTGGCGGGGCATGGGCTATGCTCGACATCACGTTGCCTAACGTGACGATGGACATCAGCACAGACAAGTTCAGTACAGAGATCGGCAATCGTATCATCAGCCTTCACGGTATTGATGGATCATGTAGTAACCAAGTATTCTTTGGTGCTATTGATTTCTTCTGTACCAATGGCATGATCACAGGAGATCACGATAAGGTACGCAAGAAGAATACTGCCAACTTCTCTATGGAAAGCTTCATCTATGAGCTTAACCGTGCTCGTACTGACTTCTACACACAGGCACAACAGATGCAGGTGTGGGCACAGACTAGCCTCAAGTTCGTTGACATACGTTCTTTGCTGGATGACATGTTAGGATCTAAACGTAAATCAGAAAAGATGTATAGCTTGTACATGCAGGAAGCTGCAACCCGTGGCAACAACAAGTTCGCATTGTACAGTGCTATGACTAACTACGCATCGTATGCTGATGAACGCAACGGGTTCAACCTCAAGTCAACAGGTAAGGACACACAAGCTGTCAGCATGTGGTCACGTGAGCAAGAGGTAAGCAAGTGGGTCAGTGATGATCGGTTCATTACATTGGAAGCAGCATAATGAGAACCCTGCCACGATACGTACAAAAACGGGTGTCATCTTCTGGTGACATCACGTACCGTTTCAATCCACCGCAGCCCCTGATAGATGCAGGGGTTGTGGAACGGGTTGAGTTGGGCAATGATCACAAAGAAGTTAGGTTCTTATCACGTAAGCTTAATCATATGATTGATGCATACCGTGAGGAACAGTCAAAAATTCTAGTGATCAGACCTAGCAGCAAGGTGACTGACTTGATTGAATACTACTATCAATCTAATGATTTCAATATGTTACGTAGGACTACTAAGCAGGATTACAGATATTGCTTGGATGTATTGAGCAGATCCATTGGGCACTACAAGTACAAGAATGTTACCTCTAAGGTTGCCAAGAGGGTGTACGAAGAGTGGGTTACCAGTGGTGTGAGCTTTGCAAATCATGTGGCAACATCAGGTAGTAGGGTGTTTAACTACGCCATCCAGATGGAGCAGGTTGACCAGAACCCATTCGCAAAGATCAAACGCAAACAAGTTGCACAACGTAAAGTGATATGGACACATGGGGAAGTGACTAAGTTTTTAGATGTGGCCTACTCAAAGTTTGTGTATCGTAACACAGGGTTGATTGTACACATGGCATACGAGTGGTGTCAACGGTTAGGCGACATGCGAAACCTTCAGTGGGATAGCATAGACTTTGAGAACAAGCAGCTATACTTACGGCAAAGTAAACGTAGGGCTGAAGTATACCTACCCATCAGTGACAATCTTGTCTACATGCTTGAGCAACAGAAGAAAGACTTTGGATTTCAACAATGGGTTGCCCCACATCCACAGCCTGTCGAAGGTTCGTACAATCCGTATGCAATGGAGAGACTGTCCAAGGTTGGACGAAAGGTAATGCGAGAGGCGGGGTTATCAGATGAATTACGTATGATGGACATTCGCAGAACTGGTGTAACACAAATGGTTGATAAGGGTGTACCACTACCCCAAATCATGTCAGTAACGGGGCACACACATGTTGCATCTGTGAAACCGTACATGAAAAATACATACGAAAGTGCAAATAGTGCCTTGACACAGAGAAACGTAAGCATATAATCGAGTGGTAACGAGCAACACAGAAAGAGTATCTTATGATTAGTATAAAAGAACATGTAAGTGATATGGATCTATCTAGTGGTGAGACTAGACGTACCAACTGCCCGGTATGTAATGGTCTAAAGACATTCACTTGTACTAATAACATGGGACAACTCGTTTGGAATTGTTACAAGGCAGGGTGTAGTGTGTCTGGTGGTACTCGTACACAACTTACGAGTGATGATATACGCAAGTCACTAGGTTTCGCAGCAGCAGAAACAGAAGCAGTACCGTTTCACAAACCTGATTGGGTAGTACGAGACTACGATGCGGTGCAAGATTTCTGTGACACGTGGGAGATTGATGCTCGTGAGCTAGGTTTGCTGTATGATGTACGTGAACACCGTGTCGTATTTCCTGTGGTACATAACAACATCATGGTAGATGCGACAGGCAGAGCACTAGGAAAAAAGATTCCTAAATGGAAACGATATGGTAAAAACCCCTTGCCCTATGCATATGGCTATGGTAAAACAGGGGTGGTCGTTGAGGACTGTGTTAGTGCTGCCATTGTGGGTGCGACAAATGTATCTGGATGCTCAGAAGGTGGTGTGTATGTCGGGGTAGCAGTGTTGGGCACCTCACTTTCTGAGGCACATAAGCAGTATCTTTCACAGTTCTCAACGGTAATAATTGCACTAGACCCTGACGCCCTTCCCAAAACATTGCAATTCGCCAAAGAACTACGCAGTCATGTAGACAACGTGAAGGTATTGCGTTTGACAGATGACTTGAAATACTACAACCCTACCGACATTCAGAACTTACACACTCTAGGAGAGACATAATGGAATTATCCCTTGTACGTAGCCTGATGGACAAAGAGTTCTACGATAATCATCGTGGTGCCAAGTGTCCTGACAGACTATTCAGCAAAGACTTACGAAAGATCAAACAAGCTGTCGACAAAGCTATGGATCGTTACGAACGTACTGTTACAGTAAATGAGATTGAAGCACTGTTCATGTCAGACAATGCCACACTCACAACTGCACAGAAGAACGCATACAGTTCTCTGTTCAATCAAATCAAAAAGGAATCACCCTTGGGCAGTGACATAGCACAAGAGGTGTTGTCCAAGTTGTTTCAACAGGTTGTTGGTGAGGACATTGCCAACCTTGGCTTCGACTATGTGAACGGTACGAAGGGTAGCCTTGAGCCACTGCGTGACATCCTTGAACGTTATGCTGATGACTTCACACCAGACCTTAACATCCAGTGGGATGACATAGACGTTGACACCCTTCTAGAAAAGAATGATCTCGAATCACAGTGGGCGTTCAACATTGCAACACTCACTCGCAAGGTTGAGGGTGTTAATGCAGGACACCTCATTGAGGTAGGTGCACGTCCCAATACAGGTAAGACATCCTTCCATGCCTCATTGATTGCTGGCCCCAATGGCTTCGCCCATCAAGGTGCTAAGTGTGTTATCCTGTGTAACGAGGAAGCATCACACCGTGTTGGTGCACGTTACCTTACTGCCGCCACAGGTATGACAATGCAGCAAGTGAAGGAGAACCCAGCCCGTGCCCGTGATCTGTACTCTGCGGTCAAGGACAACATCAAGATCAAGGATGCCAGTGAACGGGACATGTCATGGGTGGAGTCAGTGTGTAAGTCGTACAAGCCTGACATCCTTATACTCGACATGGGTGACAAGTTTGCTCGTACTGGTGGGTTCTCTCGCCCCGATGAAGCACTGAAAGCTAATGCTATCTATGCCCGTCAGATAGCCAAGGCACACAGCTGTGCTATCTTCTACATGTCTCAGCTATCTGCAGATGCAGAAGGTAAAGTATTGCTGAACCAAAGCATGATGGAAGGCTCTAAGACAGGCAAGGCAGCTGAAGCAGACCTCATGCTGTTGATTGCTAAGAACCCTGTAGTAGATGGGCAAGAAGAAGAAGACACCCAACG